TGCTTTTTCTCTTTAGCAATACGTCTTAGGAAAGCAAAGTAAATTACTTGAGTAAAATAAGCAAAAGGATTCTTGGATTTTTCTGGATCAAAGTTATGAATATATTGTAAACAATTTTCTATGCCGTCAGAGATCATTTCTTCTCTGAACATATAGTTAACAAAGTTTGGTTTGTATGATAGATGAGTGGCAATCTTCAGAAAACAGTCGCCAAGATAATTTGGGATACGAGGTTTCCCTTCCCAATTAGTTGATCTCTCGGGTTGAGTTATTTTTCTACCATGATGTTTTAGAAAACTCGCCTCAACTTTATTTCGGTGGACAGTAATTGCCTCCAAGAAATCTTTGTTATTGACGTAATTTTCTGTCTTCTTTTTTGCCATGGGTCATGTCTCTATCCAGTATGTTGGTATCAGTATAGACCATTCTAATGGGTTTGTCAAGGGGGGTTGACAAAACCTCAGAAACCCAGTAGAATAACTCTGTCAGGGTTCAGATGAATAATATCTTTAAATACTTTAAATTACTTAGGACTTCTTATAGATCTCTTCAAGAAACTTTTTAGTTTCCTTTACAGATCCTAAGTAACCCATCTGTTTACTAAAGTTATTTGGTTTTACTTTATTAGAATCTTCATCAGAATCATAAGACTCTTCTGTAGCATCATTAACATTATTTAAATAGAACACTTCAATTCTTTTATCTAATTCGGTCATTGTGACCACTTGCTCCATTCTAATTACAAATAAAGAATCATAAGTGGAGTGTATCCAATTTTTTAATACAAACCCATCAAAGGGTTTGCCATTTCTTTTTTGTGATAATTTTTCTACTAACATGGGATTCTCTACTAACAAAGAATCTTCATCAGGTAAATAACATACCTTAGCTACGATTTCTTCACCTGATGATAGTTTTATTGTAGAGAAGAATTCTTCTTCCATCATTTTAGATTTACCTTTATTATTTCATATTTAAAATTTTCTTCTTGATAAATTTTAATTCTTTCTTGAAGATGACGTAAAGTATAATTTTGTTTAGTTGAAGAAGAAATATCATCAGCAATATCATAAAGAGTTGCTATTTCTTTTCCTTCTCCTTTTCTAAGAACTCTTCCAATACTTTGTAAATTCCTGATACGAGATTTAGACGGAGAAGCAAATATAATATTGTGAAGACGTTTGATATTAATACCAGTGCTAAAAGTTCCGTATGATGCAATGATAATAGCATTATTTTCTTGTTCAGTAATTTTTCTTACTTCCTCACGGTCATCAGTATCTACCGAACCATGAACAAAGAATACTTTACGAGTATTGTCAACGGAATTATTTATTAAATCGTATAATGGTTCTCCATGCTTTTCCACATAGTTAAACAAAACTAATGTATTGCCATCAAGATCAGATATTAAATTTTTAATTAAATTATTTCTTTTATTGTTTGTAACAATATAATCCATTTCTTGATGGTAATCTTCGAAGTACTGATACTCATGCTTACACAAAAGAATTTTAATTCTCAGATTAGATAGATGTCCTTTTTTAATTAGATCATCTGTTTTAGTTACTTTTTCACAAGCACCAAAGAGACCCTCAAGAACCCACTTGTGAGTTTTAGTTCCATCCAATGTTCCAGTAAAACCAAAACGATACTTAGCATTATGAAGTTTTTCCATGATGCCTGTGAGTGATTTAGATTTAAAGAGGTGTGCTTCGTCTCCGATTACACAATCAATGTCATCAAAATATCTTTTAGGGAACTTGTAAATGGATTGCCAAGTAGAAATGATAATAGGTTTATCAGAATTTTTTTCTTTACCAGAATAAATTTTGTGAATATGTTCGTCAGCATTCCATCCATAATCAGTAAAATCTTTTACCATCTGTTCCACAAGTGATGTGGTAGGAACAATAATAAGAATTTTTTTATCTGTGGCATGATAATATCTAACCAAAGAATAAATCATTAACGATTTACCTGATCCTGTTGGAGAGAGAAATAATCCTCTATGATATTTGAGGGCGAGGTAAACTGTGTAGTATTGATAATCTCTTGCTTTAATATTACAAATTTTATCAACCAGATCTTTTACGCCACCAGGAGATACGAAATGATTTGTATCTTTGATATCTCCGTACCAATCATTCTTGACTGATTCGATTGAATAATTTTTTTCCTTTGCCCATACCTCAAGATGATTATATAAACCAGCGTACAATTCTCCTGTGCCAGGAGAATACAAACGAATGGTTCCATCCCAATACCTAAACTTAGGATTTCTTTTTAGAAACTTTGCTTCTGGAACTTCAAAGGTAAAGTAATCAGATAATTCTTGATGGACGTATGGTTCTGCTTGGATCTGTAAAAATACTTCGTTCTTTTTTCTAATAATCAATCTGGACATTAGGTAGTACCATTAATGAATTTTTCCCAATCAATAGCCGATTTGATTTGAAATCCTCGATTGGATATCATTCTCATTACACTGTCCAGGAAATAGAGTGCCTGTTCAACGTATTTTATTTTTGCTTCAACATTGATGATGTCCTCATCTGATTCCAGATAGGTTCTCATCTTTTCTGCTGTTTTAATACTTGTGCCGAAAGGTTTTTCGGCATACACTTTGGCGTCTGCTTCGCCTGAATAATATTCTCTTTTTTCTTTTACTATACGTCTAAGTTCAAACTCCAAAGAAGTTTTTACTTGACTGAGATCTGTATAGTAGTTTAAATATTTATTGTGTTGGAAAGGGATCTCTAATGCCAACTTTCCTAAATCTTCTGAGTATTCTTTGTTTCTAAATTGAAAATCAACATGACTATCAATTAACCATTCTTCTTTAATTGTTTCAAATAATTTAACGATGTTTTCAAATTTCATAATGTTTTAAAATTTTTATCTCGAAGAGTAAAGTTAGTGTACTTGAATGTTACTTGTGCTGTAAAATATTCAATATCGTTTACAGTAGCATCAAAATCAATTGGAGTTAAATTAATTGGAAATAATCTTTCAAAGTCTACAAAGAATGATGGGTTAAAATTTGATGTGACAATCATTAATTGACCATTAGAATACTCTAATTGATCTGGCGAGTGCTCGTCTGCTCCGCCATTTTTACGAATCCATTTTAAAATTGAACCGTAGTTTTTTAGATCTTCGTCAATTATGAAAGTTAAATTAAAATCATCATAACTGACCCCACCACCAGGAGCGATAGGAAAATTTCTAAATCGTGTTGGAACTTCGGTAAAAGGCATTGAAATGCCAGGAAGATTTGCTCTTTGGCAAAAGAAATCCACGCCATCAAATAATTCCAATTTTAATTGAAACCCTATAGGAGCAAGATAATTTCTATTTTGTGGTTGCTCCTTATACCATTCAGCAGTCATGTCAACTTCCCAAGCTATTAACTATTTATTTCCATAAAAAAAGAGTCCCCGAAGGGACTCTCGAAAATTGTGAGAAAAACTCACATGAGGTTCTGAATACGAACACGTCTGTAGTACATGTTCTTCGAAGCGGTAAGAGCTTCAGCATCAGGTACAGGAACACCGTCTCCATCAACACCATTGAATACGAATGGGTTAGCAACCATACCGTAACGGGTCTTGAAGCCAATCTTAGGCTGGAAGGTGTTAGGGTCGATGCTACGTAGCATCTGGAGGGGAACGTATGGGCAATAGAAGAGACCAGCATCATAAGGATTAGCACCCTTATAACCCATGACATAGTAGTGGTCGCTAGAAACGTTAGCCGAATAAGGATCAACGAAGACCTTGATACGACCGTTGATGGTGCCAACCATGAGGTTGCCAGTGTCATCAACCTGACCGATGGAAGGACCACCAGCACCAGTTAGACCTGAAGTATAGTCAAGAACACCTGCCATAGCAAGTGCTGAAGCTACGTCAGCAGAGCAGATTAGGAAGTTACCTTTGCCTCTACGAGTTTCCTGAGCGATAGCATTAGCATCACGCTCAACTTGGAATAGAAGACCCTTGAACTTCTCAACTGACCAACGACCGTTTGAATCAACGTCAAGGTCAAATACGCCAGCACGAGCAACGTTGTTCTGAGCACCAGGCTTAGCGATGGTGTATACAGTACGAACGACTTCACGGTTGATCTCAGCGAGGATTTCGCTTGAGAGGATGTTGGCGAGTTCTTGCTCAGCGTCAAGACCGTGAACAGCCTTAAGATCCTGAGCGAGTTCTAGAGTGTACTCTGAACGTAGTGCTCTGGTTCTAGCGGTTACAGCAGTCTTCTCGATGCTGAAGCTCATTTCGTTGAATAGGGTTGTACCTGATCCAAGAACTTCGGCAGTTTCACGAGCAATAGGACGAACGCCACGCTCATAAGTACCAGCGCCAGCGCCAGCATCATTAAGAAGACCTGGGTTCGAAGCAGTATAACCAGGATCGTTAGCAACACCGATAGGTACTACGGGATCGTTATAAGCAGCAGGACCCTGAGTGTTAGCTGAGAAGTTTACATCAGGCTCGTTGAAGAGAGCTTCACGACCTTTACGTAGACCAGCAGATCCATTGTGCTGATAGTGAGCCTTCATAGCGAAGATTAGTCCAGTAGGACCGCTCATTGGTTGAACACCACAGATGTCGTATGCCATTAGGTTAGGCATGGCACGACGAACTAGGCTGATCATGATTGGATCGAATCCAGCAAGACCACCAGTTTTGGTGTCAAGACCTGAACCTGAAAGGGCGTTACCGCCAATTGCGCCGACAGTGTTGCTGTCCTCACGAAGGGCTCTTTCTTGGTTTTCGAGAATTACAGCGGTTACAGCCTGTCTATGCTTATCCGTAATAGCAGGAGCTTCGGAAGCATTAAGAACGGGTGCCCACTTCTCTGTTAGATGGGAAGCGTTAAACATTTTTACCTCTTTTGAACGTATGTTATCGTTTGATAATATTTATTATTTAGATCACTTCCAGCGTTGTAAAGCTTGAAGATATGATGCCATTACTGGCGATACATCTTCGCTTAACGCTACTGGGGTATCATCACCTACTTCTGATTTGATTACTGATTCAGGGAAATATGATTTACGGAGAGTTTTTACTGATTCAGTAAATTGATCTGCCGTTTCAAATGTTACCCCTTCAGATAGGGAAGCAAGCTTTTCTTTTTGAGTGTCAGCGAGTCCTTCCGAAACTTGGTTTAGGATTACGACTTTGCTTGACTCAGCAAGACGATTATTTAATTCCACGTTACGCTCAATTTGTTCATTGAGGCGATCTTCCATCTCACGAAGCTCGTCAGCCATTTCCTCGACGACGTTTGCTTTTTCGTCGGGGATGTTAATATAATGCTCAGCAAATAGATTTCTTAGACCAGCAATAAAGTCTTCTGTAATCTCGTTACGGATGCCACGATCAATAGCAACTTGGTTTTCTTCGATCCAACGTTGAATACCGTATGCTACCATTCCTTTTACTTCTTCAGAAAGTTCTTCCTTAACGGTTTCTACTTTCTCAGCAAGTTTTGTTTCAAATTGCTCTTCGAGTCTAGCGTACTCTTCAGTAAGCTTTGCTCTTACAGCAGCTTCGAAAATTGTTTTTGCTTTATCCTTATACTCTTCTGAGAGTTCTTCGCCTTCAGTTAAAGCAGCGACATCTGAAGAAAGATCAAGTTCTTCAAATGAAGGCTTGATTGGATAAGTTACGGCAGGACCAGTAGAAGTACCATAAGCAACTTCAGTACCTACAGTTGGAGTGGTCGCCATATCACCAGGACTCTTTTGATGTGCCTGTTGAGCATCACCAGAAATTTGAGAAATTGGGGCAGCAGCTTTTGCTCCAGGATTCTCTTCACCATCATCATCATGTTCGTTAGGGGTAGTTGATGTACCACCTAAATCAGTAGCAGGCTTTTGACCAATAGCAACTGAAGGGGGAACTGATGGTTGGGGATCTTTACCTCCAGCACCAGCAGTTTGAACATCGGAAATTTGTGAAGGCTCTTTTCCAGTGCCAGGAATTACCGAAGCAGAAACTGTAGGCATTGGATCGCCAGACTCAAGAACAACTTTTTGTTCTTGGACAAGCTCCCCAAATTTTTCGTTTAGCATATCTGACATTTGAGTTTCCTCTCGTACTTCTAACAATTATTCTAAGATTATTTATGAAATTATAGATTTGAAAGGAAGTGCTCAAAGGATTTGAGCTTCCTTTCTTCAATATTTCGCCTAGTAGATTCCGAAATATATTTGTGATATTTAGATACTTGATGTTCACGTAAAATACCATTGTCCCAAATCCACTCTTTACCTTCCATAATTCCATTTACAAATGCGTCAGGAGCGGAAGGATCTGCTACAATATCAGCAGCGGTAGCGAGCATAAAATCATCACGAACATAGTTCGCTCCGTTACGCTCTTCGAGTGAACCCATACCACGGGAAGAAACTCCTAGTCGTACACCTTCTTCTAAAAGTGATTTAGCAATTTTTCCCATAGGAGTATCAAGAACTTGTGCTTTACCAATAAAATTACTTCCTTCTGATTTGAGTGAAATAATTTTATGTGATACTCTGTCTAAATTGACAGTAGGACCATCGGGATGTCCAAGTTCTCCTAAGGCACGACCAGATTTTACATACTGTTCGTTGTACCTTTGTACTTCTCTGTTTAATACTTCGTAAGGATATACACGTCCGTTGCGGTTTTTAATTTCGGATTGTAGAAAAATTCCTTCAATATAAAGATTTTTCTTTCCGTTATTTTCTTCGACAAGAACGTTAATCTCTTCGATATTTTCCGTGATTAGTTTCATTGCTCTGTTTCTAGTGGTTCTACTGGTTCATTAAAATAAGTAGAAGCAACAGCTTTTTTGTACATACCAATTGCCTCGGCGGCACTTGACTGCATTAGATCTTCAATTGAATCTAAAGCTTCTGCTTTTTTATTATCAGCAATTGAACTCACGATATTCAAAATATTGGACATATAAATAAACCTTAATTTAATATAGAATTATTTAGCAGAACCTTTATTTGGAGAAGGTTTTGGTGCTAATTTTGCTTTTTCTTTTTCTAGTTCTAGAGATCTAGCAGCATCATCCTGTGCCTGAGCATCCTGAATTTCTGGAGCAAAGGCATCATTTTGGCGAGCCATAGTATCCAATGACATAGAATCTGCTGCGCTAATAGCAACACCAGATTTAATATCTTTTTTCATCTGGCGATCCATTTCTTTATATTCCGTTTCAGTTTGCATCAATACTTGACGACGAATATATTCTGTTGAAAAATATTTGCCAACAAATGGATCCATATCAATTGTCAAAGCAATTCTTTCTTTCATTA